ATCGATGACACCGTTCACTACCCGCCCATGCCGCTGCCTGCGCCACAACCACCCAAGCCGCAACCGAAGCCGTAATAATCGCAATACGAAAGGAACCGACATGAACAACGCAATGCAAAGCGCAATGAACGCAACGGTAGAGGCGCAATCCAGGACGAAAGACTATTTTGTCGAGTGTGAGATCGATACACGCGAGGTCGTGTTTCAGCAGGTTGATGGTCGCTGGCAACTGGTAGACTATGATGCCAACAACCCAGAACACAAAAACCCGGACGTAGAGATCACTTTCCACTTCTACGGCACCACTCGCGACGGTGCTACCTACAGCATTGACCGCACAATGCAGGCACGCTCCCGCAAGCGCCCTGACTGGACGAAGGTGGTGCGCCCGTCATTGACGGCACTCGGTATTACCGACCCAATGACCCAGGTACACAAGCATTGGGTGCATATCGAACTGGTCAAGACTGGTGAGTACACGAACAAAGAAGGCGAACAGAAGGATCTCACAACGCCCCGGTTCGTTGAGGTTTTCGAGAGCCGTGAAGCATGCGAGGCTGCTGCGGAAGCGTTCTGGAATGAACGTCGCAATGGCGGCGATACCCCGACAAGGAACGTACCACAGCCGATCATGGATGAAGAAACAGAGCACCCCCAGCGCGCCACACTGGTTACGCTGCTACCTGCGATGTGGCAAGCCGCACAGCAGCAGGCAGACCCCGCAAAGGCGTTCCAGCAAATGTTGGAAGCTAACCCATTGATGAAGGATGCGGGCATCACGATGACATCTAATGAAGTCATCGATGCGACGGGCATCCTGCCCTACTAGCGAGGAGCAAAAACGCCTGTGCAGTTGATCGCTGCGCAGGCGTTTTATGGAGAAACAATCATGCTGACTAGTATACTCTATAATGGAATGAATATGCAAGCGCAGCCGGAGTGGGGTGTACCTGCCATCAGCGCGCCGATTGCGCCGGCATCGTACCTGGCTGTATGCGCTGATGGTGCGCAACTGGCAATCCGCGTGATGGCTACGAACGAATTACGCCATGCATTGCGTGATAAGACGCTCTATGCTGACATGATCAAACTACGCAACCTCTCACCGTGGGCATACCTCATCACGCTGGAGGGCAAGCGCACGCTTGACGATGATCTATCCGGCGCGCTCTTGAGTGTGCAAGAAGTTGGCGTGGGTACGCTGCATATTAAGCAGGAAACGCTCGTCGAGACGGTGCAACGCCTGGCTAGCCGCGACCGTAGCACGCGCCGCGTACGCCCGCCGCGTGACGTGCTCTTTGCCGATCCTGATCTGGATATGCTGCTATCCCTGCCAGGTATTGGAGAGCAGAAGGCCATAGCACTTCTGGAGCATTGCGGCAGTGCCGCGTGGGCGTTGATGGTACTCACCGATGATCAGCACGAGTTCCCAGGCATCGGGCCAGAAACCCGGCGTAAGGTGCGTGAGGCGCTCGGATTGCGCGATGATATGAGTTTTCGTATAGAGGCTCACGAGCCAAAGGAGGCAACATGACCACCGAACTGGTACCGACCACAACCACCGAACTAGCGCGCCGCGAAGTGACGCAGGAGGCGTGGCATCTGATCATGTCGATGGCTGAAACCGTCTATGAATGTCGTCTGGTAGCAGGCGTGAGCAAGCCAGAGCAGGCCGCGTTTGCGATGCTGAAGGCGTACGAGCTTGGGTTTCCGCTTTCCTCGGTGGGCGATAACCTACAGGTCGTCATGGGCAAGGTTGCGCTCACCTCACAAGGGATGTTGTCAAAGATCCAGAGCCGCCCCGACATTGTGCGGCTCTCGATTGATAGTAGCACTGATGAAGCCTGCACCGTCACGATGGTGCGCAGCACCGGGTTTAAGTTCACGCTCACCTATAGTGTGAAGGATGCCGAGCGGGCTGGGCTGGTCAAACCCGATAGCAACTGGAAAAAGTACCCGGCGAATATGTGCAGGTGGCGCGCTATCAGTATGTGCGCTCGCATTGTGGTGCCTGATCTGCTAGCCGGTTTGTACCTGGCGAGCGAGTTGAATGGGGATATTATAGACGCAGAGGTAGCGGAATGAATTTATTACAACAGGCGATGGGGATGGGCGTGATGCCCGAACCATCACAGACAAATGGGTTTGTACCATCGAAGTACCAGGCGTCCATTTTTGAATGGGCGCAACACGGCACCGGGAATGCATTGGTAGAGGCTGTAGCAGGAAGCGGCAAGAGTACCACACTGGCAAAGCTCACCGAGCGGTTGAACGGCTCTATCCTGTTTTGTGCCTTCAATAAGCATATCGCAGAGCCGATGCAGAAGAAACTGCAAAACGCGAACGTGAGCACGATCAATAGCATCGGCCATCGTACCGTAGCGCGCCATCTGGGCCGCGTGTCACTGGATGATCGGAAGTATCGCGCTATTACGAAAGGCCTGACTGCACCACTAGCGAATGATTATGATGAGCGCCGCAAACTGTCAGGCGCGCTCTATGACCTGTGTCGATTTGTGCGTATCACATTAGCCAATCCAGAAGACCAGACGGCACTGGAACGCCTGATACGACATTATGGCATCGAAGATACAACAACCGAACTATTACTACTGGTTAAGGTTGCTATCGAACGTGGAAATGATCTGGCATCAGAGCAAAAAGTAATTGACTTTGCCGATCAATTATATTTGCCATACCGATGGGCACTGATACCAGATCAGTACGATTGGGTGCTCATTGACGAAGCGCAAGACCTGAACGCAGCACAGCTTGATCTGGTGCTAAAATGCGTCAATCAGACCGGGCGCATTGTGGCAGTAGGTGACGGCAGGCAAGCTATTTACGGCTTTGCGGGCGCGGATGCTGCCAGCTTCCAGAAGATTGCCACGGCAACCGATGCAACCCGCCTGCCGCTATCCATCTGCTATCGTTGCCCGTCTGAGCATCTCGATCTGGCCCGTGAGATTGTACCAGAAATTGAAGCCTGTGACAATGCCCCCGATGGGGTTATTGAGCATATTGGCGAGCAAGACCTACCCAAACACCTTCAGCCAAATGATCTGGTGCTCTGTCGCCTTACAGCGCCGTTGATTGATGCGTGCCTGGAATTGATAGCGCGTGGCACGCCTGCCACTGTTCGCGGGCGCGATATCGGCAGGCAGTTAACAAAGATCGTTGATCAGGCCACTGATAACGGCGATAAGCCGTGGGAACGCTTTATCTGGCACCTTGACGCCTATCGTGTTGAGCAGGCCGCGAAGTTGGGTGACGACGACGAGAAACTGCAATCGCTCGAAGACCGGGTAAGTGCTGTGCGGCGCTGCTATCAGGAATGGCAGAGCACCGGCGTCGATACTTTTAAGGCGCGGCTTGAAAGTTTGTTCAACGACAAGAATAGTATTATTACGCTGTCTACCATCCATCGCGCCAAAGGGCTGGAAGCGGAGCGCGTATTCATCCTGCGCCCGGACAAACTGCCGTTACAACTCCGCAACCCGCAGCAGTGGCAAACCGAACAGGAATGGAACTTGCGCTATGTGGCACTCACTCGCAGTAAGCACTATCTCTGTTTTGTGCATCAGGAGAAGCCACCAGAAGCCACACAAGAGCCGGAACAGGAGCAAGGGGCATTAGACACCGCAGAACCAGATGGTGACACGTCTCTGTGTCACCCAGGTACACTACAATCGCTGTATGAACAGGTCAACGATCTGGATGATAAGTACTACCGCGTCAAGGTGGATCGTAAATTAAAGCGCCGGAAGCTTGCACAAATAGTGATAGATGCGGGCGGTGAACTGGAAGTCGAGGGTGCGCTCTTGAGGGCATATGCGAAGGGCGACGAATTAGTATTGCAAATCAGGACACGATGATGCACGACACAAAAACCGCTATCTTGCAGGCACTCGAACCATACCAGAATACACAGCACGGCGAGGGTCGCTACAACACACCGTGGCGGCCCGATGCTGATGGGGGCACGCTCGCTGTGTCGGAAAACGATGATGGTTTGCTGGTCTGGTACGATCACAAAACTGAGGAAGGCGGGAGCCAGCGGGAGTTGGCTGATCGTCTGAATATTCAGACACCCAACGACACGCACCCATCGGGCAAAATCTGGGAGCGCGCCGGGATTAGTCAGGGCGCCACATACGCACCGAAACCGGCGTACACCTCGCTCGAAGATTACGCTACAAAGCACGGTGTAAGTAAGCAAGTTTTTAGCCGCGCCGGGTGGAAGGAAACCCGGCGGCGCGGTCATAAGGTACTGGCTATTGCGACACAGACGGGTACCCGGTACCGGTATCTGGACGAAGAGAAGGCCGGGCTGAAATACGATCACGAAAAAGGCTGGAAACCATGCTGGTACGGCCTCGGCGTGGCGATCAGTATGCAACTCGACTGCCTGATCATCTGCAATGGCGAGGCGTCTACTGTGGTGGCGCACCATTACGGTGTGCCTGCCATCTGTGTACCAGGCGGCGAGAAAAAGATACCACAGCCGTTAATCGAAGAGCTTCAGGAGCGCTGGCAGGGCCGCATCTATGTGGCGCTCGATAGCGACGACAAAGGCCGCAAGGTTGCGCCGCAAATCGCCGAGCAGGTAAGGGGAACGGCGATTGATTTGGGTCATGATTTCGGTTACGACCTGGCTGATTTTTGCCGCGACAACCCCGAAGATACGTTGCAGGCACTCGAAAAGCGCGCCCGAACTGGCACAGTCTATACGCCCTCCTGGATACAAGAGGGCATTACGCTGTTTGCGCTGCGTCGCAAAGAGTTTGACGAGTTGCAGTGGATTGTGCCGGGCCTACTGCCGGAAGGGTGCTGTCTGATGGCCGGGAAGCCCAAGACCAAAAAGTCATGGCTAGCGCTCGGCCTGTCGCTCGCTGTGGCAATGCAGCAGCGGAAGGCGTTTGACAGTCTGGACACACGATCCGGCGAGGTACTCTACCTCGATCTGGAGAGCAATCAACGCCGCATGAAGAGCCGCGTCGGGGCAATGCTTGGGGATGCCCTTGAATGGCCTGATAACTTCCATCTCTTCACATCCTGGGAGCGCGGCGAGGCGGGCATTCAGATGCTTGAGGAATGGATGCAATATCATCCGAAAACCGCGCTTATTGTCGTGGACATCCTCCAGAACATCAGGGCACCACGAGACAAGAATGCAAACCCGTATGACGATGATTACAATGCCGTCAAGCCGCTGAACCAGTTTGCAGAGCGCCATCGTATCACGGTCATTGTAATCCATCACACACGAAAGGCCAAGTCAACGGCTGATGATGTGTTCGAGGAAATCAGCGGTACTACCGGTCTAACGGGTGGCGTCGCAACGATGTGGATCATCGGGCGCGTGCCTGGCTCTGATGATATGGTGCTCCATATTCGGGGCCGCGATGTTGACGATGAAGAACTGGCGCTGTCATGGGATGATTACGCAACCGAACATCGTGTCGAAGGCGACGCGGCTGTGTATGCCATTACGAGCGAGCGCCAGCGCGTTTTAGAGGCAATGAAAGAGGGCGTGAAGTACACACCCAAAGACATCGCCGCTGAACTCGAAACCACCGTCAATGCCGTCCAGAAGCAACTGCGTCACCTTGCCGACAGTTTGCTTGTTCGCAAAGTGGGCTATGGCAAATACGAGAAAATTTGCAGGCAGAGTAGGCAGAGTGGGCAGAGTGGGAATAGTAGGCAGAGTAGGCACTCTGCCTATGGAGCCTCAACTCTGCCTAACTCTGCCTGGGGGGGTGGCAGAGTTGGCGACGCATCAGAAAGCGATAAAACGGCATTTTTTGGTAACTCTGCCTACTCTGCCTGCTATTCTATAGGCGAAAAATCGCAAAAAGAGTACATCGGGGATGTGCTCAGCGCGCACGCATCCGGCACACTCCGCATCACAATCGACAATGGGCAGTACTGGTTAACGGATGATCAAAGCCATGTCATTTGGCCCGAACCATTTGCAAGTCAGGCGGATGCGAGTAATCAGGTTGCGCAATGGCTGCATGAGAGCAGCAGCGGGTATCAATCTCTGGAGGGCTACTAAATGGCACGCCGCAAACTCACCGCACAACGCCACAACCCCGACCAGCCCGAACTGGCAGCGCGGGCCGAACAGCGCCGCGCCCTGTACGCCGAATTGGAGCGCCTTGCTACTGCGCTCGGCATCGATGTTCCTACGGCGTCATACTGGACGCTAGACGACGCAGACGAGCCGCCGTGGTACAGTCTGCCGCAAGCCGTGGAGCGGCTGCGAGAGCAAGTGGAGGGGATGGGATGAATTTTGAATGGCCTGCTGAGATGAGTTTTCCAGGATTTGCGTTCCCAGATGGAGAGCCGATCCCGGAAGATCTTGAATATTTCCTGCGTTGCTATGTGCTCGATCATGGCTATTTGCCAACAGCGATTGTTTGGAGTGAGCCGCAATGCAGCATAGCAAAAACGCCGCTTTATGGAAAATTTGTGCCGTGTATTTATGCATATCTGCCGGAGGTTTACATTATCCCTGTGTACCCTACCAGCGCATACATGCCTATGCGTTGGCACCTGCTCCAAGACCCGTCTCGACATGTGAAATGGGACGTAAGGCAGCAAGTGGAGGCGCAATGATCACACAACTCTACCAGGGCGATGCACTGGACGTGCTGAGGGCACTAGAGAGCGACAGTATACACGCGCTCGTGTGCGATACCGAGGAGCAGAACAGGCCGCGGCAACTGGATATGTTTGGAGAGGAGTGAGTGATGGACACCGCAACCATCGAAACATTGCGCCGTGCTATCGAAACCGACACGGCATACATCCGTCGCTACAACCCGCATTATACTGGGCAATTGTGGCTGCTCCTTGCTGAGTGTGCCAGTCTCAACGATGCGCACAACTGGCGCGGCGCTCGCCCTGGATTGCGGGAGGAGGTTCGGCGCGTGCTGGAGAGGGATACCAAAAAGGAAGAATATATGTTATAATCACGATGGTGTATCAGATAGCGTCTGGCTCTTACATGTCTCTCGTTGAACAAATTGCAGATCACGGTTTTGCGTTTACCATTACCGTCCTGGTGTTGGTAGGCGTGGTGTGGGCGGCTCGTGCCATTGGCCCGCGAGTACTGAAATGGTTTGACGCGCAAATTGCGCTTGCGCAGTCAACCCAAACCAGTTTGCTCGGCACCACGGGCATCCTCCAACGTCTTGACGCGTCGCTCGTAACAATGGTGCAGCAGCAGAAGGAGACGTTCGAAGAGCAGGCGGCATGGCAGCAGCACATGGCTGCGCAGATCAATCGCCTTGAGCAGTCTATGGCTATTCTGGCGGCTGTTCGCAGCGATACGGCAGAGTGTGGCACGAAGGATTGCCCGGCAATGCAAATCCTAAACAGATCACCGTCAACCCGCACGCGTGCAAGTGATTATGCAAAAGAGGAGCCGGACGCCTGATGCATGACCCGTCGCGCATTACTCCAGAACGCTTCACAGCCATTCTTGAGATGGCACAATCGCCGCTCGCGTCCGACGCCAGCGAGGCATACAAGATCCTCGTGAGCTACGGCATTGACCCGGCATGGGCGCTCGCCTATTGGCAAGATCTTAACGACTATGGCACACGCGGTAATGCCAGAACAACGCGCAATATTGGTCACGTTCCTTCAACACGCGGCGACGGGCATGGGTATTCCTACTATGCGGGTCTTGTTGCCTATCACAAATGGATTGACGGTGTTCTGGAGTGGGCGCAATGGTGGCGCCGCATCGAAAAGACAGCGCAGCGGATGGGGGAAGTGGAATGACGTATCTCATTCATCGCGTGGAAATGACGCAGCCGCACTACTACAGCGGCGGCAACTCCCGCCGTATGGTCGTTATGCACGCGACCGCAGGAAGTTATCCGAGCGATTATGAGTGGCTGCGGCAGGGCGGCAATCCTGCCGCCCCCGTCTCTACGCACTATTACATCTCTCCAGATGGGAAGATCACCCAATTCGTGCACGATACGAACCGCGCCTGGCACGCTGGCGCCGCCTCCTGGATTGTAGACGGCGTGCAAACGAGCCACCTTAACGATCATAGCATCGGGATTGAACTCTCGCACCCCAACACCTTCACACCGCACGATGCGCGCCAGTTTGACGCAGCCGTGTGGCTCGTGCGTCAACTCGTGAGCGACTACAACATCCCACAATCACAACTGGTACGCCATAGCGACATCGCGCCGGGCCGCAAGAGCGACCCGCAGGGCCTCGACTGGGATGCATTCGTCTCTGCTGTCTATGGCCCGCCGCCTGAGCGACGTGCACCGCATTGGTACGTCGTGCCTGATGGTATCACGGCCTATGTGCGATACGCGCCTGAGGTGCCAGTGCCGCCATATGCGAACGTTGCACAGATCCTCATGCCTGGAAGCCGCCTGCATATTGCAGAGTGGTGCGACTGGACAGATGAGGTGCACGGTGGGCAGTGGGGCCGCCTGTCAGAGAGTACGTACTATGTCCATAGTAGTGGAGTGGTAGCGGAGTGACACAGGCTACGTACATCACGCCCGAAAGTGCCATCGACAGGCTTGTTACCTATGCCGAACTGCTGCCAGTGGAGCGCCGTATGGAGTACTTGCGAGCGGTTTATGTTGTCTATGAACAGTTGAAGATGCTCCGAGAGATACAGGAACTCATCGCGCATATGCAGCCAACGGATCAGTTATGAGCGAACCATTAAACATCGAATACCGCGCCCGACGGCTGTGGGCATTTCACGTCGCCGTCTGGCTTGCTCACTATTTGCCGTCGCGTGTCGGGTTCGCGCTGGCGCGCATGGTTGCGTGCCTGGTGGTAGTGATTGAGTTCCGTATGGGGCCGCGTGGGACGTGGAGACGGGCGTCGGTAGATGAGTATATTGAGTATGGGGTGGGGTAGATAGGTGTGGCGCGCAAACCGTGGGATCAACTTGATAATGAGAGCAACGCGGCCTATGCGCGGTTTCTGGCGTATCGCAACTTGGGGCCGACACGAACCCTTGAGAAGGCGTATCAGTCCACACAGCCTGAAACAAAACGAAATAAAACAAAATCGTTTACTCAACAGTGGGCAAACGATAGCACAAAATTCAACTGGCGAGAACGTGTAACCGCGTGGGATGTTGACAACCTGCTTGGGCAGGGAGAGCGGGCCGCAACCTTGTACATGGGTGTTGTCGAAAAATACATCGAACGTCTGTATTCATTCTTAGATCAGACAAGTGTAGAGCCTGATGACTTTGATAGCGTTACCAAATCAATCGAACTCCTCCACAAGCTCCTACCGGGCGAAACCATCGGCGCCATTATTGCCGCTAACGAACAGCGCCGCACCACAGGCGACGGGTGAGAGCGGTGCACCTCTGGAATGGGCGCCCTGGCTTACTACGTTATTCCCGGCATATGTGCAGCACGGTTTCGCATCGCATCATGAGGAGTTTTGGCGATGGGTCTGGTGCGTGCAGGCAGGCGAGCGCCCGCGTCCGTTCGTTGCCATCTGGCCGCGTGGCGGCGCGAAAAGTACATCGGCAGAGTTGGCAACTGTTGCGCTTGGAGCGCGGCGCCAGCGACACTATGCACTCTATATCTGTCAGACACAGGAGCAGGCCGACGATCATGTCGGCAATATCGCCGCATTGCTCGAAGCCGATGCCGTTGCACACCATTACCCGGCACTGGCAGATCGGGCTATCGGCAAACACGGTAATGTCAAGGGCTGGCGGCGCAACCGGCTGCGCACCGCACAGGGCTATACCGTTGATGCGTTGGGCCTTGATACAGCGGCGCGTGGCGTCAAACTGGAGGCGCAACGACCCGATCTTCTGGTGTTTGACGATCTGGACGGTGAGCACGACACGCCTGCAACGACCGAGAAAAAAATTGCGACCATCACTAAAAAACTCCTCCCCGCTGGCAGCGCTGATGCGGCGGTGGTCGCTATTCAAAACCTCGTGCTGCCCGATGGGATATTCGCGCAACTGGCAGACGGTCGGGCCGACTGGCTCAACGACCGCATCACGAGCGGCCCGCATCCGGCCTTGTGTGACCTGGCCTACGAGCAGCGCAACGGCAAGACAGTACTGGTAGCGGGCACCCCAACCTGGGAAGGGCAAAGCTTGGCAGCGTGTCAGGAGATGGTCAATAGCATGGGTATCTCTGCGTTCCTGAGTGAGTGCCAGCACGATGTACGCGCCCCGGCGGGCGG